CCTTTGAATGTGTCTCCCAAACTTGCGCGTTTCCATTCTATTTCTGTTGGAAGAGTATCTTCCTTGGAATCCGCAAGAAATTCTCCAAGAATTCCCTCTCCCACTTCTGCCTTTTTTGCTTTAATTAGTGATATCATAGATTACGCCTCCTATTCCACGATAACCTCATCGTAACCATCAGTTTTTAAAATAGCAATTCTATTCATGCTCTTTCCTCCATCAGAAATTGTACGTCGTAACTACCACATTATCGGACCATATACTGAATGTCTCATTTTCTCCGTAAGCTTTCACTCTAACAGTCGCATTCTCCAATCCATCTTTAAGGAATTCATCGTAATAATTCGCTCGTACAAACGCATTGTAAGAAGTGGTATATGTCTTTTTCGTTCCATTCGTCTTGGTCACCATTACCTCATAGTGTGTTGCATTGTCAACCTTATCCCACTGCACGCTCAGACATCCGTATGTGCCGTATCTGGATGTTCTTTTGATATATGATGCATACTTAACTACCGGCTTTTCCAATACATTTTTCTCCCAAAACTTCTTCGCTGCTGCATCTATTGCACTCTGTAGCTTATCGTCAATCTTTACTGTGATCTCTGGGATATCTATTTTGGGTGGGTTTAGCGGTGGCGTGCATGCCATAGTAGGCACTGCACAGGTGAGTGTTAAGGTTGCTAATAATACAGTTGCTAATAATTTTTTCATTTTTCTCATAGTTTTTTCCTCCTATTCTATCGCATACCATGTGTATGCACTATTACTTATTAATCCTTGTGCTTCGTTACTTGGTGTATATGTTACTGTCCCACCATTTACCGTTACTGCTCCAACACTTGTGCTTGGACTTTTAACATACGAACCTGCACTGACTCCAAAACCTCTGCAAGTCCCGTCTATTCCATTCACTACTAATATTTCTATTCCAGTTGTGGCACTAACAAATGAATCTTTAACAACCAATAAGGTTGTAAAACTGTTTAACCCAGTGTCTATCGTTACAGCATTTGTTCCAGCGCCGGTAATCGTGCCCTGTGCAACATTCTTTCCTCCTGAAGAGCCAGAAGATTCATATGTTCCAGTGACTCCAAAAATTGATATATCTTTCTTAATATTCTCCGCTAACAGGTTTGCATCTCCATCAATTAATTGAGCGCCAGCAAGATATTTTCCTTCTGGAATTGTTTGGTTGGAAGTTGATGGAGTAATTTTTTGAGATGCTATACTTTCAATCGTTCCTTCAATCTGTCCGTTTTGTCCACAAGCAATTACTCCCTTGAGCATTTTATTTGCTTGTACGGTTACATCTGGACTGAATATTTTAATGTAATAATATCCATCTACAACACCGCTATCAGGATAAGCGTCAGATATGTCAGCAGATATATATTTAATCAGATTGTCTCCACGTTCATCCAACTCAACTTTCTCATCAGATAAAGTCCAAATTTGGTAGTTACTCATATATGGTTTATATAAAATCTTTTTTGCTTCTCCATTTTTTGTATTGGTTGGCAAATATAACTTATTTAAACTAATTGCAGAACTACTCAAAGAATAATATCCATCATCTGTAATTGTGCGAGAAGTGTATTCTGCTGCTGCAAATCCATTTGGTTTTGTTGTGCTACCAGTATTTTCTTTGGTTTCTTTCCAACCAATTTTACGGTCATACTTTGCCCACACATAAGCGCCGTTCCCGATACCCTTCTCACACTGATGTGTTCCAATAACCTCTTCGCCCGCAGCGTTATACCCTATGATTCCTTCCAACATCTTATCTGGAGCTACCGTAGAGCCCGATAGGTCTATGACCGTCTTTGAGCCATACATTACCTTGTTGATTCCCACTTTTTCACCTCCTATCCGATATTGACGGTTGTGCCACCAGATGAATCATCCTGTTCACTATAAGGAATGCCCTGTACTGTAACTTCCGCAAGGTAATCATATCCAGTGTCCGGTGTCACTACCTGTTCCGATGTTCTTGGTGTGATTGTTTTTGACTGTACTTTTGCGCTTGAAGAACCGTCACTCGAAGAGCTTGTGCTTGTTCCGAAGTATGTAATTATATAATTGATTCTAATAGGACCTGCTTTTGCGCCAGATGCCAATGTTGCGTACCATGTTCCATTTTCATATGTGGCGCCCTGAACATGCACCTTCTGGGCGCCTCCATCCCCGTTTGAAAATGATACGGCTACGTTAGCGTTTGAGGCATCGCTTATACCGAGCACTTTGTTTATATCTGAGTTTGAGATAACCGAAACTGATGTGTTGTCTTTTAGACTTATGTTGCATACTCTGGACCCAGCGAAAAACATCTGTATATTTTTTCTTAATGAATTAAAGTTATTATTTAGTGACTCAAGTTCTTTTTCCAATTCCTCATTGGTTTTTCTCAGCGTAAAGAGCTGTTCTAGCGCCGTGATGCTCAGTCCCTCTATCTTCACCCTGTACAGAGGAAGTTCTCTCACCTTTCCCGCCTTGTATAGGTCTTCTTGTACAATCTCTGGATCCGTTTCTGTGCTTCCTGCCGTGCCCTTCTTGACTTCACATGTGTATGTATCGATACCACCGGTCCCGGTCGTTTCGAATCTTGCTACAATGATGTCGTTTCTGTTCTTGCCGCTCTGTCCATTTTCGATTTCGCAATCAATATAATCCCCGTAAGGGATACGGGCGAAATGTCCTCCTACGCAGATAATTCCATCTGCAATTCTTACCTTGTTATTGGACAGCACTGTGGCTTTGCAGGCTTGTCCTACGGTCGACACGCCATCTTCTCCAAAAATGCTCTGATAGATAGACGCGTCATCTTCCGCGCGTATGTGCGCTTCTTCTCCCGGTGGTGTGTTTACTGTGATTGGTATTAATCCAGACATTTAATCATCTCCTTTCATTTTGTAATCCACTGTCGCCTCTCCTTTTTCTACTTTAAATATCTTTTGGATAATTGGCTTTTTTACTTCTGTATCCGTAATTTCATCGTATCCAGCTACGATATCTCCAAGCTCCAAATCAATGTCTTCTATGTTTATATCGCATTTTTTGTGATTTTGAAGCTCTTGAAGACGCTTTATTCCACCTTCCTCAAGCTTTTCTCTATCCGCCGATGAATAGTCATAGACTGCAGCTATCTCGTCAGCTCCGTAGTAATACTGATTTTTTCCGATGCTTCCATCTTCCTGCGCGTACAGGTGGAGTACTGTTCTGTCTTGGCTTTCTCCTTCTCCTACACATACTAGATGGTTCACACCCGCTCTGTAGTCTTCTACTGTGATATCTGTTTTGCTCTCCTGGCTATATTCCAGCTCTTCCGAATAATCCTTTATTGGGACAGCTTCCAGCTTTACATATCCATAGTCCAGTCCGCTTGGCTGAATATACTTAATATTCAGTCTGTAAGCGTACTGATCCAGTAGTTTCTGTATCGCGTCGTACAGCGTGACGTATCTGTCTACTTTCCAGTTGCTTACTTCTATTCCAGTTTTAGAAGAGGTCACTACGAACAGGCTTCCGAAACTGTCTCCAACCAGCTGCGTGATTATCTCATTTATGTCTCCGGATAATATTAGATGGTCTTGTCCAGCTGGTGGCTCCACAATCTTATAGATCAGCATTCCTCTCCATGTATATCCTGAGAGTGTGAGCTTTTCTGTTTTGGAGACCGACTTGATTCCTTTTATGATTCCTCCGTATTCCGTATCTGGAATAAAAAATCTGCACCCGTATCCGTATCTTTCTTCATTCCACTCGCTGCTGTCGATTTCAATTTCGAAGTCGCACTTGTTGCCGATGTCTATGTCTACTTTTGCACTGTCCGTGAGATTTCCCTGTTCTTCCCCAGTCGGTTTTGTAACTATGATTT